CATCTACGTATCCCATAACATCAGATGCTAGTTTAGGTGTCAAGTCAGGCATAACCTTAACACTGCCGTCTGTCTCATCTTTTCTTTCACTTGCCAAGCAGGTGAATACTACGTTCATTGGCAGGTCTCTGAAGGCTCTTACCAATTTACGCAACTGTTGTGTGTTCTTGCCATAGTCCTGCAGGATAGGTGTGTCACGGTCAAATTTGTCATCCCTCTTTGGGTCTGCCAATATCTCATCCATGGACATACGTTGTATCTCACTCAAGCTGTCAAGCACAACGGTCTGCCTGTCGTGTTGTCCACTTTTGAGATACCAGAATATCTCCTGTAACTCCTTAATGCTGTCTGGTCGGAACGTCTGGATATCCAACTTCTTGTGGAAATCTTTGAACTTGTTCAAACATAGTGTGCCACCCTCACAGTTAATAATCAGTGGCTTGGGTGATAATGCTGCTGCAGTGGTCTTGCCTACACCTGGGTCAGAATACAGGAGAACCTTCGCTGTAACTGGAATCTCCTCAATGTTGGCAATCCTGTTCTGCAGTCTTTCTAATACCTTCTTGTCCACTTAACTCCCTCCTTATTGTTTAATTTCATCAAATTTGATTTCCCTCGGAACATACTCCTTCTTAATAACGTCGTATAATAACATTTTCACCTCCCCATGTTTTACAAGTACAATCGCTACAGCAAGCACATTCAGAACCACATTACCACTAAGCAATATCCAGTCTTCTTTCTTGTGATTAGTCAGCATGCTTTTGAACTCTCTTATAAGTCTCTCCACGTTGAATATGTTGACTTTGCCCACTGTTAATGGGATAAGCTCCCCGTAAGACTTTGCTGCATCAAAATTGTGCCCTGCTGAATTAACAATCCAAACTTTGCTGTCCATACACCATCAACCCCTCCTTCACTAACAGTATATCTCTCAATCCTGTTTGCAACCCTTGCAAATATCAAAATTGTTCTCAATGTAGAAATCATCCTTGATACCCTTGCTCTCCATGATACACAATTCACGGTATGGGCAATCCCAGGAACAATCTCTGGTTGCATTACGGTACACCCTGCAGCCCCTCATGTCTCTAGACATTTCATACAGTTCGCCTTTGATGTTCTCAAGCTCCTCTGGTGTACGATAAACTTTATGTCTCTTGAAGAACGGTTTTGAGTTCTCCTTCAGGTAGTTAAGGATGTCCACATAGTCATTAGGATTGAGTCTGTTGTCCTTAATCGCCTGGAGATAGGTGTCTACGTCTGTGTCAATGTTCTTAGCCTTGCTCAATCCCCCACTCTTGAGCAACTGGGGAACCGTCGGTAGCTTGGTACGAACAAGATTGAATATAATACCAGACACAGCTCCATAATCACCTAACATCTCAGCCAATGCCCACAGGTAGTAGTTTGCTTGTTCGTCAAGAACCAGGTTCTCTTCATACTTATCCAAATCAATACTGGTAAACTTGTGGTCAACCAACCACAGCTCTCCTGTACTATCTTCCACCACCAGGTCAAGCACTCCCTGTAGGTCGGTCATAGACTTGTAACCTTTTGCTGTCGGTATTGCTACCTGGAAGTGTTCCTCCACTGCGTGGATTTTTAGGTCATCCCCTACCTTATTATAATGGTCGATATAACGCTTCACCAGTTGCTCGGCTTGGTCTCTTATCTCCTGGTACTCAATCATTTCCTCCTGGAACATATCCTTGGTCTGCTCACGCCAATAGTTCTCACTGGCTTGTTGCAGGTCTTCCCCTTTGTAGTATGCTTCCAGTAATGTATGCCCATAGTTACCCAGGTCAATCTTCTTGACACGTTCCTTCGGAACTAACCCTCTCACGTAACGATAGTACCACTTCTGTCTACACCTCTTCCATGATTTTAACTGGGTGTAGCTCACTACGTTCTTTGACATCAAACAACCCTCCATTCTCTTAATTTTCCATTACACACACCACAGGTGTGATACCTACCTCCATACTTAAGTCTTCTGCCTCTCTTGTACCTCATACCACAATCACTACACACGTATTCCCAGTTGACTTTGGCTCTGCCCTTTGAGTACCTGGACACGTTACCACCCTTGGCTTGAATGTCTCTCATTTTCCTCATGAAGGCTTCGCCATGTCCTTTAATCTGCAGGTGTATCATTTCATGCAGCAAAACACTCTTGGTCTCCTCCCAACCGTATTTCTCAGCATAGGGATAAGATATCCTAATGAGTCTCTTGTGTGGATAGCACAACCCTGCAGCACTGGACATTCTATTGCTATATTCTATTGTGACTAGGTTTGCTGGAGGCAACTCATTGTTGAAGAACCTTTTGTTGTACTCGGTGTACACTTCATACAACTTACTTATCTCCACTGTCGTCATCCTCCCAATTGGGTAAGGCTTCCAGTTCCTTGATTAGGTCTTCCGTCTTAGCACTAAGTCGCTCAAAAGCTTCTCGGCATATCTCACCCCTGCCGTAAGCTCTTCCTATCCTGTTCTTAAAGAACCCCAGTTCCTGGAGTCCACCCTCTTTCAAGGTCTTCATGTTACCCCTCCTCTCTACAGTATTTGATAGGTATCTCCACCATCCTACTTCATTATATCAGAACACCAAGTAGTTAACCCCAGTTTTCTGAATTTTTGCAAAAATTTACCTCCTCTCCTGGGAGAGAAGGTAAATTGGCACAGTGCCTTGCTCACCTTTCAGTGAATTGAGAAATTTCAATGCCTTAGAGTCTTCACTCTCCTTATAATTTGAAAATCTGTCTCAAGTCTTCTGCTGTCAGTTGCCCATTGACTATCGCATCAAAGCTCTCACCTTTTACTTCCAACAACTTCTCAATGTATTCCTCTACGGTTCCACGTGCTACCATGTTTATAATGGTTACGCTGTTCTTCTGCCCCATCCTGTGCAAACGGTCTTCAGCCTGTGCATTGATTGCAGGTGTCCAGTGTCTGTCAAGGAATACGGCAATGTCTGCTGCAGTCCAAGTTAGCCCATGTGCTGCTGCTTCGATAGTTGCAAGCATCACCCTCACGTCGTCCTTCTCCTGAAAATCTTTTGTGGCCTGGTGTCTGTCCTCTTGCTTGACTGCACCTGTAACAGCAACCCATTTGATACCTGCTTCATCCAATTGCTTGCTGAACAATTCTATTGCTCTACGGAATTGGCTGAATACCACTATCTTATGTCCAGCTATGTTGTCCTGTATCAGCTCCATTAATGCCTCAAACTTGGCACTCTCGGCAACCTCATCTGACAGCAACTGTGTAGATACGGCAATCTGTCTCAATCTGGTAATCTGTGCAATCACCACTGGTGCTGCAATGGTCTCTCCATTTGACAGTGTAGCTATGGCATCACGTTCCATGCTCTTATAAATCTTAGCTTGCTTACCTGTAAGCTCAACCAGGAACCTTTGGTGTATCTTGTCAGGTAACTCGGTAAGAACCTCTTTCTTGGTTCGTCTAAGCATAATAGGTGCCAACAGTCTCTTAAGCTCCTCCTGCTGCTCTGGTGTACCCATACCTATCTCCTTACCCCAACCATTGTCGGTTATAGTGCAGTACCTCTCCACGAACCTCCAGTAGCTCCTGAACTTGTCAGGATACAGTCTGTGCAACAGGCTCCACAGCTCATCAGGTCTGTTCAGCATTGGAGTACCTGTTAACAGGAATATACGGTCGGCTTTAATCTTGTTAACAGCCTTGGTCTGTTGTGCCTTCCTATTTTTAATCTTGTGTGCCTCGTCCAGTACCAACACATCCCAGTGCATTTTCTGCAGTTCCTCGTGTAATCTCATTGACTCATAGTTGATAATCAGGTACATCCCCTGGAACTCCTGGATAACCTTCTCACGTTTGGCTCTGGCTCCGTCAACCACCACTGCCTTGCTGTCAGTCCACTTACCAACCTCGTCATACCAGTTCCACTTTAAACTATTCGGACAAACAACCAAGACTCTCTTGGCTCCCAGTTCCTCACATGCTGTAATTGTCTGCAACGTCTTACCTGTACCCATGTCATCTGCCAGAATGCACTTGCCAGTTGTGCTCAAGAAGTTAGCTCCTACTCTCTGGTAGTTTCTAAGCTTGTCGGCAAACGGAACGCTGACATTAATATCTTCAATCTCCTTCAGTTCCAACAACTTCATTCTGTTATGCTCAATACGCTTGATACGTTCCTTAACATCAGGTGCCACTCTAAGGTTAGGGAAGATTGACACTAACTGGTCAACCGTTTCCTTCTCAATTGGGTATTCCCAAACTTTCATCTGCCCATTCCACTTCCAGCCTGGAACAGACTTAGCAAGTTCTTTCTCTTCAAAGGCACATTTTAGTGCCAATTTATTATCCCACATTAACAACACAGCCATCTTCCAACACCTCTTTAATCTTCTTCTTAGCCTTGATGAATATCCTGCTTAT